ATATTGATAAACAAAAGGAAGATATTTTTGATCGTCGACACTGACCAATTCAAATATTTTGTTCCAAAGTTCTGGTCCGGCAATAGTATCGGTCACCTCTTGTTCTATCACATCTTTCTTCAGTTTGCGATCCACAGCAGCTTCCGGAACGCTTTTGTCCGGATCAATTGCCAGATATTCGTATATACCCTTCACTATTTCATGAACCAGGTAAGGAAATGTTTTGGCCAATGCCTTGATGGTATAAACATCACCTTCCGGAACCACTTCTTCACTTCCCTGGGCAGCCGCTTCAATCATAGGGAGCGTGAAATTTTCTATTGGAGGTGAAGCGAAATAAAACAACTGAGCCACAGTAGTCACAAGACCATAATTGTAAACCAGGCTTTTGTCCATTTCATCCAGCTGATTTTTCACCAGATTGAAAAGATAAAGTTTGCTGACAGCATTCCCCTGCATAAGTGTATTGGCCAAACGACGGCGCAGTTTGGTTTCAGTGTCATCAAAAAGATTTTCTGCAACAATCTGATTCAATTCTTCAAGATCCGACAATCCTTCCACATCCGGAAGCAGTTTGTCTTGTGCTTCCTGTTCAGATTGTGTGACGGCATTTTTAAGATCTGGCGTTCCCAGTTTAGCCACAATCTTAAGACGATTGCTTTCCACCAGTTTCTTTACAAACTCAAATTCTGGCAAATCCAATACAACTTGCACCGCCATTTTTTCCAATTTGGCTTTGTTTGCACTTTCCACTTCGCTTATTTTATTGAAAGCACCAAACACCTTGGCGACCAACTGAGGGAAATTTTGTTGGGTTACCGGGGCTTTGGTATAATGTTGAATTCGATCCAAAAGTTTTTGATATGCCTCGGAAACAATCAGTTCATAATAATCCTGGGCTTTTTCGGGAAGAACGCCAAGAATTTCCTCAGTTCCTGCTTCCAGCTGTTTTCTTTTTTCCGGATGAATCAGGTCTTCTTGTTCGCCTGTTTCAATTGCTTCCTTGAAACTTTTCATGCCCGTCCAATATTCTTGCGATACTTGAAAAACAATGACACATCCGGATTACGCTTGGCTTTTTGACCTTCTTCCTCTTCTTGTTCTCCTTTTGGAACCAAACCCTTGGGACGCGGTTGAAATCCTGGACGAGGTTCGAGAGGATTGCGCCGGGGCGGACTTTTGGGTTCGGTGCTAGGCTTTTCTGTGTCCGGCTTCACATCCGGTTTTTCTTTGGGAGGAGCAGCAGGTGCAGGCTGTTCGGTAAGATATTTTGTAAATAAATCCTTAAAGCTTTTCATTTAATATATTTAATCTTTTTTGGGGATATTTGCCAAAAATATCTGCCCATCAACAATTTTATACAAAAATGGTATTTTTAAACTGCTTTTATGCTGCCGGTGTTTCAGGAGCGCTACCTTCGGGAGTTTCAGGTGGAGGGGTTGCCTCGCCTCCTGCTTCTGGAACTTCACCACCAGCGGCCGGTGTTTCAGCCCCACCCGATGGAGCCGCTCCTCCCGGTGATGGACCGAATTCTGGAGGTGTTTCTTCGCCACCTCCACCACCACCCTGAAGTTTAGCACGTGGTCCACCTTCAAATTGCTTACGCCAATCTGGACCGGCCCCACTGATTTGATCCAATTCCCACTTAAGTTCTGCGTCTTTGCGAAGAAATTCTCGATTGGCCAGAACCATTTTGTCAGTCCAACCCAAAATCTTCTTTTGCATGTAAATTTTGCTGATACTTTCATTTCCGGTAATATCATTGAATCCTTTGGTGCGCATTTCCATTTTTTGCAATTCACGCATTTCATAAAAATTGGTAGGAACATTAAACACCAAATCAAAATGATTTTCTTTTAATCCATAATCAGTCCACATCTTTTTAAGTTTAAGATTTGTGATAAAACCGTTTTTTAGACCTTCGGCAAATCTTTGTTGTTGCCGAATAATAAATTTAGAAAATTTCAATTCTTCCCGAAGTATTTCTGTTCCATCCTTATATGTGTCTTCTGGATTCAAACGAGAAGCCGGTACCTTTAAGCTACGATAAAGTTTCTTGAGAAAATACATCAAGTCATTTAATTCTCCTAGATTTTGACCGCCCTGAAGTTGCTCAACAGTAGTTCCATCTTGACCTGTACGTTTTGCAAACCAAAAACTGTCCAACATACTTTGTGGATTGAATGTTTGCACCGTTCCGTTCTGATTACTGTCGTATGTTTTACGGCTCCAATATTGGCTCATGAGTCGGCGCATATAACCTTCGGCTTTGGCCGGACTCATGTTGCCCACATCAACTTTAAAAACCAAACGTTCGGGGGCACGAACAAGCCTATAAATTACTATGCTATCTTCAATCAAAGATAGCTGACGATATGCACGTCTAGCATTCTCCAAAAATGGCAATCGAACTGTTTTGTTTTCATTCCAAATTCCGCTATTGATATAAGTGACCTGATTTTTATCCAAAGGAACAATTTGATAATCTATTACTTTTGTTGGGTTTGTTTTGTCAAAAATTGGTTTACGTAACACATAACCCTTCACAAGAAGATTTTGTACATTCCCAAAAACAGGATCCACCAATTCCGGGGGAATGCTAACCACACCCAAAATTCCTTCCTCTGGATAATCTTTATGAATAACATGCTCGAAATAGATTTCCGCATCCACAAGAAGATGCCGAAAATATTCCCAACCCTTGTTTTCCAATTCAAAAAGATTTATGTATCTGTGAAATTCCTTTTGAAGTTCATCTCTTTGAAATTCTGTCAAATCTGTATCGTGAAATCTTAATTTTAATATTCTACCTTCATCATCAACGTTAACAACTTCATCGCATATTTCGTCTAAAGCGTCGGCTACTTCTGCGAATGCAGCCATAGTTCGATAATCCCGAATTCTTGCCGCTTTATCGGCTTGAATATTGGCATAAAGATAACTTGTGATGCTTGTGTCGCTGGCTATGGCACCCAAACTTGTTTCATTGATACCAGTGCTGCTGCTAACACTATGTTTTGCTATGGCTTCTGTTCTACGACTTCCTGTATCCTGAAATAAACCATATTTTGGATTCAGTTGAGAAAGCACATCGATAACTGAATAACTATTATACGGAAGACGTTCGCTGATAAACTTTTGAAGCGTCTTTCCAAATGTGCTTGTTCCACGATCATTAGTGGAAGAATAATCCGGTTGTGCCATATATTTTATTTATAAATTCTTGATAATAATCAACCCGAAGTAATCCGAACGTATGTAAAACGGCTGGAATCGGAAGCTTTTGCATAACCTGCCGGATTTGTAAAGATAAAGTCTACATTACAAGCACTTAGGGAAACTTTAGGAAACTTAATTTGTAAAATATTGTTGTCTATCACATCATATTCTTCAATCGGTATGGCTGTAAATGTTTGAAATTTGCTACTTATGCTTTTTATATTTGAATAAAAATTAAAAGCAGATGCAAGAGATGTATGTGTGCTTGCGGACAAAAAACATCCCTGAACTTTATACAAATAATTATTTCCCTGAAATCTTATAGTAAGACCTGTAAATCCAGGTGTTATGGTTACGGTAGGTTCGATATCAGCACGAGGAATAAAGCTATTACCTCCCAATTTGATGTAATTGTCTCCCATATCAAACCTCCACTTGAACTTGAACCGGTCCTACAAATTGCGGCTGTGCGCTTATGTTTATTGTATCGGTATTTTGGAAAGCACTATTTGGTGAAGTTGCCGTATAGGATTGTGCCTGCAATTCTGCATATGTGGCATATTCCAAATTGACCTGGGGACCTGCCGCATTAATGTCTGTATTAATATAAAATATATTTTGCACGGGTGGCGTTTCTGCTGGAAATATCCATCCTTTTATTGTAAAATTTGTATCTGCTATGATAAGAGATTTGGAATTGGGATCTTGATCCACTGGATATTGAAGATTCACATTTCCACTCCAAAGAACCTCGCTTCGTATTTCTTGGGGAACCGCCAGATTATACGCAACAGGTATTTGCCACGATATAATGATATAAGGATTATTAAAAGGAATAAAATTACTCAGAATCTGATCCATATCCGTTTGATATCGTGTAATAATCGACATATTAATTCCTATGTCTACAGGAGTAGGCGTTCTAAAATAACTGGTATCGGCTGTAGCCTGCTCCATTGAGGTTGCTTTGGATACATAAAAACCCGCAATTTTATTGAATACACGATTTTCGTCCCGATTAAGACCTGTAATCGTTATGGCAACAGCCGGAAGTGTTAAATTTTGACCGGGCGTTACAATATCAAAAAGAACCCTTTGTTTGGGGGCATACAGATAACGAACCTTAATTTGACTATCGGCCGCCCTATTTTTGTTGTATCTTTTTATTACAGTGCCATCAAAAGCATCTATAAAAGATGCTATAAGGTCCTTTATTTCAAAATGATACGATTGTTGTAGCATAACTTTATCTTAAAGTATTTACCTTAAGATAAAGCACTTAGAACCACATTTGTATTATAAAACTTTTTCTTTCTGGGTATGGGCATCAATTTAAGACAAGAGGAAATGTCATGTACACCTTTGGAAAGATTTGACAGATGATAATCAAATTCCATATGATGCTTTCGGAAACGACAATCGAATGGAAATGGGATTTCGAATAATTTGCGTTCTTTTCGATCACAGCTGATTGTAAAATTCAAATAAAAGTCTTTTATAGAAAATAAAATCAGAACTCCTTCTCGATAATGTTTGTTTTCATGAATAAAAACCACCTTTTTTTGAAGGTAGCTCATTATGTGCTTTTCAATGTCTTCGGGAAGTTTCAACTGTCCATATACCTCATTTTTTCACGTGGAGAAAGAACGGCCAATTTTTTATCAAAAAAATCCCAAAATTTATCAGAGGGAATGATCTGAATCAAATCGCAATTATCCATATTGATGTTTCTGTAATCTTGCATGATGATGTCCCAGACATTCAAAAGATTTTTCGAATTCCGATTAAAGAATGGAACGGGTTTGGTTGAAGCCACTGGACGAAAATTAAGAGTGATTCTTCCAGATGAACTGTTAAGAAACTTTTTATCATTGCTGCAAACCATTCGACGTTCATTCGGATGCCCCGCTTTGGTTCTGCGTCGGGAAAATCGAATTTCAGCGACGTTTGTTTCCAGAATTGTTTTTAGAGCTTGCAGGCTTACTTTCATTTTTTTGAGGACGGCAAACGCCAAAGATCCTTTGTTCGTTTATAAAAATTCCATTTTTTATAGGGCCATGAACTGTCACATTAATTTTTGTAATTTGTACTCCCATATTATTGGGAAACATGATCACGTCTCCTTTTTTAACAAGTTTACAATTAGGACCCAAAAGAATAACCTTGGCCAATCGCCAAGCATTTGTCATGGCATTTGTTTTTACAATGATGCCATTTCTTATAATTTCATCCTTATCAGTAGTGGTGTCTACGAATTCGGCCAAAATAACATCGTCTAAAATCTTATCCAAATCATATCCCATGAAAACACTATCAAAACTGTTTCCAGAGAAACCACTTAAATCAATCAGACTTTTTGATGTAGGTATATTATCTATATTCACACATCTAATTATGCGTGTTCGTAAATTTTCAAGAACTCTTTCAAATCTTTTTTATCTGTTGTTTTTAAAATAATTTCAGCATCCCGGGTTCCAATTTGCATTATTTTGCTAATAATTTGTTTGGATTCGTCTTTGTCACTTTTTATTTTCTTTATATAATTTAATTTCTTATAATCTTTTTTGGGGATAAACAACATCAAAAATTTTGTCAATAAATCGGGGTCCTCTGTCAAATGCGGTTTGTTGCATGCATCATTTATGATAGCCACGTTTTGTTTATCATAAAAACTGCACCACCGATTTAACATGAAACCGCTCAATGTTTCCGAGCAATTTTCCCTACTGCTTAGATTTTTCTTTTTGGAAAAAAGAATGTTGTTTATATATTGAAACAGATTCAACATGCACAAGATCTCAAAAATATTGCATCTGATATCTTGTAAAACATATCCACCAGTGTTTTTGATAGTCTTTGCACATCTTCACCATTCAATCCCATTTCATAGGTATAAATGTGCGATTTTTCTCCGGCCACATTACAAAGTGCAATATGACCGACCGCACAAGAATTGATCAATCGATATTTTGCAATATTCAACACACCCTGTGTTTGAATGATACCTTTCCGTTTGAATTCTTTATTAACAATCATGTTGTCCATGTTAACTGATATTGGCATTTTTAAAAATTCATGGGAAAGCACATTAGCTATGGAACTCACCAAAAAATGAGAAAACAGTGCCCCGGAAACTGCATCTTGAATTAAAGGATTTTCATAAACTAAATGAATAGCTTCTTGCATGTAATCTATGGAAAACTGTGAAAAATCATAACCATTACCCGGATCCAGCTCACCCGCAAAAACTATTATGTTTCCGCATGGCAATGCTTTTTCTTTGAAATAGGTATGTGCAAACCTTTTGTTGATGATTTCCAAATTAAATTTTTGATTGGGTAATATCATATGATTCGGTATTGGGTTCTTCCAAGATCTGAGAGATTATAACCCCCCGAATAAGAAATGCTACTCTGAATGTCTTGTTTTATTTCTAAAAGCAATTCTTCATAGGTTTTGCCGTTTTCTTCAAGCAAAACCGTTTTTCCCTCAATATTTTCTGCTTTTAAATTGTTTAAAACCTTATTTTCAAAACTGGCAGACCCAAAATACTTTTTATATATTTTAGGAGTTTTGAATTTTCTATCACTTTTAGAATCACACACCGGATAATCACATATTGTTTCACAAGGACTGTCTATACAAGCCGCGAACATGCTACCCGCCATATTCATAGTGGCGCCAGCAACAATGCTTTTGGCTATATCTCCATGACTTCTGATTCCACCATCTGCCATGACGGGAATATCTACTTCAGAACATTCTTGAATACATGTAAAAATAGGAAGCGTAAACCCTGTTTTGTCTTTTGTTATACATGCTTTACCTGTTCCTATGGATACTTTGACCATATCAGCACCCCAATCTTTTAGGTCCTGTGTCCCTTCTTTTGTGGATACGTTTCCTGCTATAACAAAGATGTCTGAAAATGTTTTTTTAATTTTATTGATTGCTTCTTTAACCAAAGCATGATGACCATGAGCCACATCCACAGTAATACAATCTATTTTAAAATTTTGTTCTTTAAAATCTTTCAGCATTTGATCCAATTTTTCACCCACTCCGACAGAAATGCTTATAAATTTCCAGTTTTCTTTGTTAGCTGTTTTTAAAAATGATGATACATCACAAAATCGATGCATGATATAAAAATAATTGTTTTCAGAAAAAAACTTTGCATGCTTTTCATTTATACAACACACCATGTTTGACGGACATATCGGAATAACAAAATTTCTTCCTATCAACTTTACCGATGTGTCCGCGTTTTTTCTTGACATCAATGAGCTAAACTTCGGTACAAGAACCACATCTTCAAACCCCAAAACCTTGTTTGTTTGCATCATTTTATTATAAAGAAAAATTTAATTTTTCAAGATTAATTTACAAATTCAATCTTTTTTTAATATCAAAATAATCCTTTTCATTCGCACTCGGCCCCAAAATATTATAATTTTTAAAAAAAGATTTGTTTGTTATAAATCTGTTAATATGGTTTTTCTCGTATTTTTCTTTTAAATATGTTTCCGCCGTCCAAATATTATCAAATTTAAAATAACCCTCGTCAAAAATTTCCATCATTTTTTTGTAATTTGCAACAAAACAAGAATCATCAAATTCCCACAATCCGCTTTTTTTAAAATCAGATGTTTTTGTTGCATACAAATTTATATCGTTTGATTTCAGAACTATTTCAGTTTCCGATTCATTCCAAAGATTTTTTTCGTTTTTCAAATAATCTGTTTTATAAAATAAATTGACCATATCAAAATCATTATCAAAAACAATTTTATAAAGATCTTTTTCATTGTGATCGTCAATTTCAAAAGAAAAAGTATCATCCTGATAAAAGAAAAACTTTTCTATTTGTTTGTCTTTCAAATAATCGAATAAAAACCGTATACATTCGCAGTAATTCTTGCCATTCAAATCAAACATAATCGATCTGCTTGATATTTTATTATTTTTTACAAAATTTTTTACATCTTGCGTGCAATTATGCAAAGAAATTATATTCAAATCAAATCGATTCAGAAAATTTTGCAAATTAATATCTTTTTGTTTCATGATAAGCAATGGCAATCTGTTTCCGTATGTTTGAAAAAAAGAAACATTCATGACAATTTTTCCCGTTCAGAAAGTATTTTATTAGTCCAATAGTCCAGAGTAAGTTCTTCGTAATTTTCAAACAGATTTCCATCGTGATATTTTTTTATATATTCATTCAAAAAATCTTGGCTTAATTCATCCCAACTGTTTATTTGTATAATAGGAAGATTCCTGTATCCATCATACATAAAATGCTTTTCAACTATGGGAATCGAACCCAAATATAAACTTTCCCAGGTTCTGTGACAATCTATTCCATTTCCTGGGGGAGATGCCACGAACAAATGATCCTGAATATTTTGTATATATTCATTATAATCTTTTGATTGGTTGAACCATCCAAGACTTTTTTGTTTGATTGATTCGGCTATTTTAAATCTTTGCGGATTTGATGAAGGATTGAAATTACAAAGAATTTTATTTGTAATTTTATCTTTTTTATCAAATCTTAATATTTTCTGCGGTAACAATTCCCATGAGGAATATGCGCCCTTACTTTTTCCTTTATGATTTTCCAAACCTATAGGTAACGGTATTAAATCCGGATGTTTATATTTTACATTTTGTGCAAACCATTTTTTAATACATTTAGGTTTTAAAGAAAACGCCTTTTCCCCAATACCATAATCTGACATGTGTGTTATCAAAACATATGAATTGGTATCGTTTTGTAATTGAACATACAAATCATGCAGAAAATCCGTTTTACAAAAAATTATACTTTTGTTTTTTAAATTTATAATGGTGTCTTTCCGATCAAAATCAATAATAGCATCACAAATAATTTGCAAATTTATTCCGGAAACAACCCGGTCAAAAGAATAATCAGTCATTTAAATTTACTGTTGTTACACCCCGATGTTGAGCCACTTCAGACGCACAACGATTGGCAAAATTTATGGAATTTTCTATATTTTGACTTTTATTATATTCAACAACCAATCCCGCCAAAAACGTATCTCCACAACCCGATGTATCCCGTACTTCAATTCGTTTAGTGGAATAAATTTTTCCGTTGTAAACACATCCATCTCCTCCTTTTGTGCATATAATTTTACTTTCCAATTCATCATCTAAATTTTGTTTGCTTCTTTGATACTCAAAATTGTTTATTTTTATAAATTTTGCTTTCTTGGCCCAACTACCAAGTTTCTTTTTTGTATCCAAAAAAACATTTTGATGATTGGAACAAATAAGCTCTATGTCAGATTCCGACAAAAATCCCTTGTTATAATCCGATATGACTATCAAATTATAATTATATTTTAACAAAGATTTGTCTAAAGGATCTATGTTGTGATCTGTATCCACCCGCATGAACATATGGTTTGTTTGTTCATGCATATATCGTGTTTTTGTTACATTCGCCCAATTTGAATTTGTTAGTATGTCGCAATTTCCTTTCAAAGAAACAATATTTCTTTGGACATTTTTTGCCATCCCCTCATTTTCTTTCTGAAAAATTACTTTTAAAGCGGGAACTGGAATATCCGGACACAAACGGGTGCAATCACAATAAACAAAAATATCCCGGCAACTTTCACCTATGATTAGAATATCGTTGTTCATTCATTTTAAAAACAACTTTTCTTTTCAACGATCATGGATGGACGATTTGAATTCATTGCATTTTTATATGCAATAATCGCTTCTTTTCCAGTTTTTGGAACATAAATGGGGAAATCCACCATATTCCTAAAACCCTCTGTAAAATCCTGAGAATGTGTTGGCCCAGAATAAAAAGGTCCGGAATCCGCAACCACCGAACGAAGAATCACCGGAACTTTATATTCACCATGAGAAATTCTTTCGATATGATTCACATGGTTTACGATTGCATCTGCTGCAACCATCATAAAATCGTGCCGTTCATAATAAATCACAGGCTTAAACCCTTCAAATGACATTCCTATTCCAAGACCTGTCATGAGATTTTCGGCTACTGGAGTTTCTATTTTTTTTGTTTTTTCCACTCCTTTTAAAGTGCCCATGGCGTCTCCATTCGCCACATTGTATCCTATAAAAACAGAATTCATCTGACCAATTTCTGTCATCATTTGATTGATGGCATCTTTGAATTTTATGTCTTCCGGGGCTTCTACCACGGGAAGATTTTCTTTTGGAAGAGGAGGAAAATAATCGTCGTGTGTTTTTACCTTGGTTTTGCCAAGATTTATCATGTCTTCCGTCCGGGCATGTGGCCATGTTATATTATAATAATATTTTCTAACACACGGAAAAAATGTTGGATCTAAAGCTTTTCCCCATCTTTCAGTCTTATCCGTTGTTACAGATCGGTTGTTGTCTTCAATTACAAATGTACAAGGTAAATCAAATCCGTGAACATATCGGGCAGCTTCAAAAAGATGTCCGGAATCTTCGGTGCCATCTCCAACAAAACACCATACCTTTTGGGAAGAATTTTTTCTCTTCAGTGCCAGTGCAATTCCCGCTGCTATTGCCACAGTTCCGCCTATGATTGCGGAAGTAAAAAAGTTTCTTTTTCTGTCATATACAAACATGCTTCTTCCATTGAGAATTCGATCTTCCAAAACATCTGCAGGAATTCCATGAAGAAGCGCATGATAATGATTTCTATGAGTTGCCAGAACATAATCACCTTCTTTAATTTCTTTAAAAATATCCAGCAACTGATCTTCATTTCCACCCGACAAATGAAAAAGAAATGGCAGTTTGCAGTCCCGATACAGGTCTGCTATACGATTTTCGAAACGCAATAAATCATCTTTTGTTAGCATAAAGGATATCTTATCAGGGTGTTATCATAATTCTACCGGCTTTTCCATTTTTTAACAAATCAATCGCCAAATTAACATCATTCAGATTGAAGCGGTGGGTTATTAATTTTTCAAAATTAATTTTTCTTTTTTTGTACAAATTGACATATCGCGGAAAATCCTCGGTTGGGTTCACATTTCCTCCTTGTGTGGAACGTATAACTTGACCATTTCCTGAGAAAAATATGTGGGGGTTTTTTATTTGAATTGAACATTTGCTGTGGGGCTGGCTAACAATTATGCACCTCCCTCTTGCTGATAGTAATGGCAAATAATGTGAAACAACATCCATGTTTCCAGTTGTGTCTATTATGCAGTCAATTTTTTCACAAATTTGATTTGCGCCACAAACGAATCGACCTCCCAATTCTTCAACCATGGTTTGCTTTTCGCTTGATATATCCACCCCATAAATGTTTCCAGAGCTGGCCATGTTAGCTGCCATCATAATATTAAGTCCGACTCCACCACATCCAATAACCAAAACAGATTCGCCAAACTTTATATTTGCATCATAATTTACAATACCAAGAGCGGTGCTCATACCACAACCCAAAAGGGCACAAAGTTCATCTGGTGTGTCATTTGGAACCACCGTAAGACGATTTTCTGAAACAATGCTTTGTTCGCTCAAAGTGGTAATTTTTCCACTTGTTATCTTTTTGCCGTCATAAACGTATTCGGGAAACGGCGATTCTATTCCTTCACCTTTTTTCCAATGAAGAATGACCTTATCGCCCGGTTTAACTTTTGTTACACCATCGCCAACACTTTCAACCAAGCCACATCCCTCATGTCCCAAAAGATGCGGAACAAATTTACTATTTCCTTTTTCTCCGGCTATTTCTTGTAGCTGTGCGCCACAAACACCGCTAACGATTATTTTTACCAATACTTGACCGAATTTTAAATCGGTGATTTGAACATCGCCAACAACCAAAGTTTCATTTATTTTTTCTAAAATTGCAGCTTTCATCAAATGTAAGCCGCAAGAATGTTATTGGTAGAACTATCAAATTTATAGTCTTTATTTATTTCTAAAATTTTATTTTTTATTTGCTCCAACTCTATATTGTCCATCACATCGGTTCCCAAATGATTAATGTCATCAATCAAAATTGTATGATTTTTTATATTATGTTTGTTTATTGCATCCAATTCATACAAAAGAGGACAAAACTTCCATCTGTTATTGGTTTCGGGCAAACCTAATTGCGATCCGTGGGCGTGCGCATCCAACCAAATAAAGCATTTTTCATTTATATCTTTCATCATTTCGGGTAAAAGATCTGCCGAATGACCCAAATAAAGTTTTATATTTTCATTGTTTTTAAACTTTCTTTGACATTCATCAAAATATTGCTGGAAATATTCCACCGAATGGATTTTTTCAAATCCGCAATTTAATGCCGTTTCTATGGAAGCACCGACACAAGATCCTGTTTCCACAAAAATTTTTGTGTCGTTCTTATATTTTTGAAAAGAAGGCAAACAATTATGATTCATTCTAAAACTCTCCAATTTAATTTGTTAGTTGGCAATTCCCAAGCAGGTGTTCCTCGGGAATATCTATGCAAATAAAGAGGTTTGTCAATTTTTTTAAACGCCAAGTCTATCAAAAACATGAATGAAGATTCCATCACATGAATTTCCTTTGCGTTTTCTATGATTTTTAAATAATCAAAAATGTTGTTGGTATATTCCATTTTAGGTCGAAATACCTTTAAATTAGGATCGCTAATCTTTGTTATGTCTATGGCTTGTTTTTGCCCGGTATAATTTGAATTTCTGGACAGATCATCATGGACAAAGGCATAATCATTCTCTTTAAAATCAAAACTTGAATAAAGTTTGTTTTCTCTTTCATCATTTCTTTGAATGAAGAAACTGTCCCATTTTTTATTAAAATCCACTCCTGCTTGTTTATAAAATGCTTTTTCTGCTGTTTCTGCCTGGGCCATGTTTTCATGTCCTATCTTGTAATAATTTTTTATATTATGCATTTTTACAAAATTTTCAGCCCCGATTTCTTCCATAGGAAAAACAGTCAAGTTAGGCAAATCTCTGTACATGAAATCGACACTATAAAAATATTTTAATTTGCAATAAACATAACTTTGTGAATGTTTTTTATGTATTTCACGAACCAACCCATGACAGGTGAGATTATCCCCCAACCCCAAATGTGTCAGTATATGGGCTTCGTCCGTTTTTATTATCATGGCACTTATTTACGTTAATTGAATTTATTTAAAGTATTACATACGTGATCAATTTCCCATGCTTGCATAAAAGGATGTATTGGCAAACTCAAATTATGCGAACAAAAATATCTTGTTTTCTTATTATTTTGTTTCAAATATTTGAATGGCTTCATTTTTTCAACCGGTATAGGATAATGTGAATTGTATTCAATATTATTGGTTTTAAGATATTGTTGGAGTTTTTCCACATTATCAACCAAAATTGAAAAAACATGCCAGGAATGAAATTGACAAAAACTATTAATTTTCGGCAAAATAATTTTTTTGTTTGTTATTTTGTTTAAATAATTTTGTGCTACAAAATTTCTTTTTTGATTCCAATCATCCAAGAATTTTAATTTTTCATTCAGAACGATTGCTTGAACTGTATCTAGCCGATTATTAAAAGCCAACATTTCATGAACAAATTTTTTCTTTTGTCCAAGATGGCGCAAACATCTTAAGCGTTCTTCTATTTTCTTGTTGTTTGTTACAACAATTCCAGCATCTCCAAAAGCACCGAGATTTTTACCGGGGTACAATGAAAATGCCGAAACATCTCCGTAAGAACCTGCCAGTTTAAAATTTTTCCCTTTGGTTCCATGTGCCTGAGAAACATCTTCTAAAATTTTACACCTGTAATTTTTGGCAAGCTTCAATACAGAATCCATATCACACATGTTTCCGAACATGTGAACTGGGATTATTATATTGTTTTTGTATTTTTTACTTTTTTTGTTAAGAAAAAATTCTAAAATATTAATATCCATCTGATACGTATCATCTATATCAATTAAAAAAATCTCACAGTTTGGATACGCATCTTTGCATGCAAACGCAGTTGCCACATAAGTGTTGGCTGGCATATAAACCGCCGTTTTTCCTTTTAAATCCAAACCTAAAAGTCCCAGTTTAATTGCATCAGTTCCGTTTGAAACGCCTACTGCATGCTTTGTTCCGGTATAAACCGAAAAATTCTTTTCAAATTCTTCCACGGGGCTTCCCAAAATAAAATTTCCCTTTTCAAAACATTCTTGAAGTTTTTCATTCAAAGAATTTTTTACTATTTGATACTGTGCGTTTAAATTATTGAATGCCACGTTCATTTTGTTATTATATCAGACACTTTTAAA